TTCAGAACAAGATTTAGAATTATCAGGTGATCTACAGAACTACAATAATGCTAAAGAGGCTATAGTTGATGCCTTAGTTAGAGAAGAGTTCTTAACGGAAGAGCAAGCAGAAACAATCAAAACAAAGTATGCTGTTGCATTAGTTAAAGGTAATTGGTTTGGTACAGCAATAGGTAGGTTGTTAGGTAAACAAGACGTTCAGTACATTAAATTAGTAAAAATAGTATAAAAATGGCAAATAGTAGTAACTCAAGTAACGGATTAGGATTAGGAACAGTATTGTTTCTTATCTTTATGGTATTAAAGTTAACCAACTACATTGATTGGTCTTGGTGGTGGATAACAGCACCGCTATGGATTCCTATTGCAATCATAGGAGTTATAGGATTAGTAACAATATTTTTATTCAAAGGTAAGTAGTATGAAAAAGTTAGGATGGAAAGCCATAGGCTTCGCAATTTGGTTATTTGGTATGTTTCAGCTACTACCCTTACCTTTAGGGTTAATGAGTCGACCAAGTATGCTTGAGTTCAATCTAGGAGTGATGCTCCTAATGGTAGTATTGGGGTCAATGATATATGCCTTTGTTATGCTATTAGTAGTAGGTAAGAAGTACATAGTATATTTAGAAACTAAAAATCAAAAGTAATGGGAGCATTGTTTACAATAGTATTAGTAGCGTTTATAGTGTCACAAGTAGGGAGTAATATCATACTACGTTGTACTTATGGTTCACCTGCTAAAGATGCAGACATTTTAGAGATGTTGGAGAAGAAAGGAGATAGTTACGATGATATTACTAAAAATTGGGATGACGTATTAACAATAAGTTGTAGTGATTGGAAAGTAGAAGTACCTAAGATTAGTAGAATTAATAAATGGTTCCTATACTACCCCTACTATATAGAAGGAGTGGGTGTTGTTCCAAGAAGATACAAGTCAAAAAAGATAATTGATGCAAAGTTTGCTGAGTTGTTTAAAGGCAGTCGTTACGATACAAATAAACGTAAAAAATTAGGATTAGAATAGATTGGACAAGCCACTAGGAGTAGATTCAGTATATGTAATATCTTTAGCTAGATTACACAAAAGAAGACAACAAGTACATACACTTCAGGATCAGCTTAGTTGCGAATTCAATATAGTAGATGCTTACGATTCATTGGAGTACGAAGGCAATCTAATATTCATAGACGAGCATCTATCGGATACGTTCTTCGATCCAACAGGGTATATTACGTTAGGAGTACTTTGCTGTGCTTTATCTCATAGAAAGGCTTGGAAGCAGTTCCTAGATTCAAATGATGAGATAGGATTGTTTTTAGAAGATGACGTCTATGCTACTGACTATATTAGTAGTTGCAACTTTGATCAGATAAGACAAGACCTTAGTGAGCTAGATTGGGGAGTTTGTTGGTATGGAAAATACTCAGATAACCTTGCAACCACTAGAACACTAACACATAGTGTAGCAGAGTATGCATCTCACACAACTAAGCAATATGCTGCTCACTCTTATCTACTTACAAGAGATAGTGCGCAATGGTTCTATAATGCTACCTCTAAGATTAAGTATGCCGTAGATGTTCAATTGGAATTATCACCGTTTAATCAAGTATGTGTACCTCAATCTATATTTAAACAATATAAGACTAAAGATAGAGTGCCTACGTTGAGTGAAGAGTTAACTCAAAGCAATACTTTTTCTCAATGGGATGATTTAACAAACTCACCAATTAGATTACCTAACAATTTTATTCCAATGCAATACTCTCCTAAAACACTTATACATAAGCAAAGTAGAATTAACGGTTGGCAATTTAAAAAACACAAGTGAATTACAGTATAAAGATATTGTCCTTAGTTAGCAATGCAGATAGGAGAGCACATATGGAAAGTGTGATGAGTACATTGCAACTTCCATATACCTTCCACAATGCAACTACTCCTAACGATATTACACAGGATATAGAGGAGAGGCTATTTAGTAGAGTAGACTACTACGATTGGGATATAAACCAAAGAGCTGTAATGGCTACGTTTATCTCACACCTATCTCTACTTAGGTTATCGTATACTACTCAAACTAACCTATTAGTAGTAGAGGATGATATAGAATTAAGCGACTATACTTTCGATCTAATCAATATAGATTTTGATTCCTTTGATGTATTTAACTTAGGTACAGAGATAAGCTGCTATGCTTATTTAGTATCATGGCAAGGAGCAGGAAGAGTATTGGACTTAATCAACACTCAGGGAATTAAAAAAGCATACGACTGGGAACTGTGTCAGTTAGGTTTGCAGAATAAAATAAGATACAAAACAACAACACTTCCAGCCTGGAGACAGGTAGGTACATTCAAATCGAACATAGCACCAAATGGATACAAACGAAAGTAAGGCAGTAGTAGCCCTAGTAGCTGTAGGTAGGGAGTACGTAGAGGAGATAGTATCATACTACAATAGGTTGAAGAAGTCAGGATACGATGTCAAAGTACTGACAGATCATCCGCAGGAGTTCCAATCAGACGATGCTACTCTGTATACGAAACGTATATTCAGTTACTTCGATAAACTATATTTTGCTTTGGAGTTAGTTAAGAAGTATAACAGGACTGTTATCTTTGTAGACGGAAGAGAGAGTATAGCAGAGTGGATGATTGAACGATATACAAACAATATCACTGCTGATTGTATCTATGCAGAGGATTGGGAGTTAGGAGGATTTTTACAGTACACCAATGAAGCAACCTTTGAGTACTTAACCAAGTACCTATCCACATACAACATACCCATAAAGGACTACCCCACAATCTATGAGCATATTGTAGTATTTAACAAGACCATAGACTACCAATTGGTCATAGATCAGTTAGAGCAACTACAACCGGTATTTGATTACATGGCAGTACTTAACTGTAAGTTGTACAACAAACCTTTCATACTAGGACATGCAGAGGGATTAGCACTGTCCATTGTCTTAGATCAAAATAATATTACATTGCAGAAAATAATTATAAAAAAAGTTGCAACATAAGAAATAGTTTACTATATTTAAGTATAAATTTAAAAACAAGTTATAAAATGAAAAGAACATTATGGTTATTAGGATTAGTAGTAGCAATGTCTGTTACATCATGTACAACAGCTGACTCAAGTGAAGTAGCATTAGTGGTAGATCAAATTGGAAATGATAAAGGAGTTCCAAATATCGAGATGGCATCAGGGTTCATCTTCTACTTCCCACCAACACAAGACGTGTATATGTATCCAACATCGGTACAACATAAAGTATGGACAGCGGCATTGGATGAAGATTCTCCAACAGATGAACATATTGATGTAACATCAGCAGATGGAGCTACATTTGGATTAGACGTAGCAATTAACTTACAATTGGAAAGATCAGCAGCACCAACTTTATTTACAAAGTATAGAGTGGATATGGAAGAGTTGATCAATACAAGAGTTCGAAATATTGTTAGAAAAGAATTACTAGACAATGCAGTAGGATTTGCTTCTGATAGTCTACTACAGCACAGGAACGTATATGAAAGAGATGTAACAAGCACATTAGCTAAGTCATTAGCTAAGGAAGGATTTATCTTAAACAACATTGCAATCTTAAAGATGTCAATTCCATCTTCATACAAAAGAGCAATTGAAACTAAGATCAGAGTAATTCAAGAGACAGCTACAATCAAATCTCAGACATTACAAGCAGAGCAAACAGCATTAAAGAAAATTGCATTAGCAAAAGGTAATTACGAAGCCGCTTTGTATGATGCTAAAACAAAAGCAATCTTATCTCAACCTAAGATGTTAGAGTTATATAGAGCTGAGACAGAAAGAAAGTGGGCTGAAAGAGGAGTATCACCTTACGGTAACAACAACGTCTTTGGTGCTGGTACAGGTATCATGTTGAACAGACGATAAAATATTGTAAAAATAATTGACAAAAGGCTTGCTTCGGTAAGCCTTTTTTTGTATCTTTAGGTATAGAAATTAAAAATAAAGGTTATGACAGAAGAAGAGTTGCAAGCATTACTTGACGAAGAAGAGCAGTACAGCAATGACTGGAGAGATAGTTTAACACAAGAGCAGATAGATTCAATTTAAAACAAATAGGTTATGGCAGAGAATTATTCTTTAATAGAGTTGTACGAGATGTACAGTGCAGGAGTATTAACAAGTGAAATGATGAGCAGATGTCTAAATTAGGGACATTCCTACCGAACCTAACACCAAGAGAGGTGATCCAATCAGGAGCATTTGGAGGGAGTTACTTTGGAATCAAGATAGATGAATCAGAGGATGACTACCAAGATCTATTCGATAGTCTATTCAAAGGACTCGATACTAGCCTATACCTAGGAGACAAATACTCAGCCAACAAGAACAAGTACTCCATACGAAGTGGTAAGGACTACAGGTACTGGAAGGACATGAAGTGGATGCGAAGTCAAGATCCAAGAGGATGGTTCCAATGGTACTGCAATTACTTCTTAGGAAGGAGATCATCAGATGATGAAAGACAGATTGCAAGATGGCAAGACTTCTGTGGAGTGAATGGAAGATGGAGAAACAATATCTATGCAAAGATACATACAACAGGTGATTGGAATGTCTCACCTAGAATACAACAATCTCTTTTACATTGGGGATACAGAGTTAATCAACAAGACTACGAACTATGGTTCAACAATAGTGCAGACAAGTACCGAGTGAAGGAAAAAAGGTTCGTGAGGTTTTAGCGAGGGCGCTTCCCTCTCAAGTCACGACGCGCAATTTACAACACCTCTCCAATCAACGGAGGGGTTTTTTGTTATAGTATAGTTGCTAGTTACGTATTAAAGTAGTATCTTATATTAACTAAAGTTTAACAAAAGTTTAACTTAGTACTATTTATTAATGTAACCCTTAAATAATTAACTATGAAAAACATTTTATTTGCAGTAGTATTGCTACTATCTTTTGCAGGGTATGCACAAGAAACAAGCTATGAATTGATTGATGACAACACAGTAGAAGTTACAGTGAAGTCAAATGGAACAATCACCCAAAGAGGTGAGATGGTAAGTGTTAATGGCATTCTAAAGCCACAAGGTATATGGAGAGAGTATGACAAGGACAACAGAGTAACACTCAGGGTAATGTACTCACAGGGTAAGAAGCTTTGGGTCGAGAAGGACTTAGGTGCTTATGTAGTAAGCAATAGAAGAAAAGGAAGCATTTAGCTTCCTTTTTTTATGCAAAAAAGTTGCATACAAGCAATAAAAGCACTATCTTTATTAATATAAAACAAATAACAGTTATGGCATTATCAGAAAAATTAGCAAAGGCATTTGGTTCAGGACATTGTATATCATTTGAGAATGAGATTAGACGAAGCGATGGAGAGTGGTATAGTAGAATTACTTGGAAGCATCTTCAAGCAGGTACAGGTCGAATAGAGGTGGAGTGTAAGTGGTTTGGATTTGATACTATTGAAGAATGTGTTGATGATTGTTTAATCTACTTAGATAAAATAAAAAAGAATAAGTTATGAGTGCAAGAAAACAAATAGATGAATTAAAGAATGAAATGATTGCAAACTATCAAGATCAAATTGATCTTTTAAAGTCAATCAATGAGACTAACAATAGGATAATTGCTGCTCAGAAGGAGCACATTGGTGCGTTGGAACAACGTATAGACGATATAACTTTAAGGCTACAAGAATTTCAAATACTATTACTAAAATCATTATGAAAGTAATCTACATGGAGCAGACAATCCTTTTAATGTCTCAGAAAGATCCAGAAGCCACTCAGGCCTTAATAAGCTCAGGTACAATCAAACAAGACGAAAAAGATAAACCATACCTAGTAACATACGATGAGCAAGATAAAGACTAAGCAAGATCTAATTGATACAATAAGACAGATGCAAACTATCTCTGTTGAGATGGATGAGTTGGTACACCAGCTAAACTCTCAGATCTTTTTATTGGAAAATGAGGTAGATACTCTCACCAAGGAGAACGCACAACTTAAGTACCAAGTAGCATTCGAACAAAGACAAAATCAAAGACATGCAAACAAACAACATTAAGCTATACAGTAAGTACAAGGGTAGGAAGGTATGCTTCAATAGTAGAAGAGGTGCAGGTGCAACCATTGAGGGAGTAGTTATGCAGATAGATGATGCATTGCAGGTATTGATCATAACAGATAGAGAGGGCTTTCCTCATGCAATAGATTCAGTAACAGCCGTAGAGGTAAAGTAAATGATATCAGATACACAAGTAGATTATCTAAGAGACAAGATGGATATCTTCAATGACAAAGGAGATGTGATCCGCTATGAGCAAATCCTAAGAGAGTGTAAGCAAGACAGGATAACAAATGAAGGATGGGATTGGAAGACATTTAGGTTTAAGATAACAAAGTGGATAGATGATAAATCATACTACCTCATACATAAAGATCCTCAATGGAAGATCTACTATTGTGCAGAGAGGAGAATGTTTGACATACACAGAGAGGAGAAGAGTTGGGTGATAGGTAATGATAGAAGAACAGCATACGTAATAACTCAGCAAACCTATAGAGAGAATAAGTTCATAATGGATATATTGTTTAGGGAAATGGACAGAAGAATTAATATGTTATGATAGATACTACACATCAATTTACCATTGAATTCACACAATGGAAAGATAGCAACTTCCTATTGTATGCAGATGGAACTTACTACACAAAGACATCATCTAAATACTTTGACATAACAAAGTACGTAGGTAAACATAAACCTACCAAGTACTATACAATACATCAATTGTTACAAATATATCAAATCAAAACAATATGACAGTAAGGGAACTAATCCAAAGTCTAAGTAAAATTGAAGACCAAGATACAAGAGTAATGGTGAGAGGATATGAAGGAGGCGTAGATGATATAGTAATAGGGATAGATAATAGTAGTACTCCAGCAATACAATATATAGCCCTAGATGTAAATGAAGAATGGTATATGGGAAGACATGAAACAATAGATAACATAGACGATGCTACTAATAGTAAATACCATATAGTAAAGGCTATAATTCTATAGGGCAAACCATATACAAAACCGATCATAAAACCGTTTGTATAACCGTTTACATAACCGATTGGCAAACTGTTCCTACAACTGATTATAGGGGGGTAGAAACGGGGATAATTGCTGAGAAACACATATAAATGTGAGAGGGAGACTGAGAATGGAACGTTTGCAAAACCGATTGTAAGTGTAGCAAATACATAGTAGTAGGTATTACATCATACTAGGTAAGTGTGGGTAGTGTGTATAAAACAGTATTATTATCTATACAAATATAATAGTAATTAATTGTCACACGTTCACCTCGTAAAGCAAATTTGTATATAGAAGCAATTTCCCTGTGTTAGGAACGTTAAAAACCACCTAGAAAACCGTTTGGATAACCGATTGGTGAACCGTTTGGCAAACCGTCTAGTGAACCGATCTGAAAACCGATTGGCAAACCGATCCTGGAACCGATTTGGCTAACGGATTTGCCTAGGGAAAAAAAGTTTGGTTACCTGTTGCCTAGTAAGTAAAAAAGGGTTACCTTTATAGCCTAAACAAAAGCACATATGGAACTCATAAAAGTAGAAAGAAAAGATTTAGTTGTAGGAGTAGAGTACATCCTAGATGGTTCAAGAACAAACCGAGCCTACTTTGTAGGAGTGAGTGAAGAGTCTCAGACTGTTTACTTTATTAGTGACGAGGAAACTCCTTACCACTTAGATTCAGAGGGGTTTATTCCTTTCCCTCTTACAGGAGATCCTTTTTTCAAATCTTTCTTTGCTATTTAAAGATAAACAACTCATGAAAGTAATCCAGGTTACCTTACAGGAAAGGTGGGCTGCATCAAAACACTTGGTGCATAAAAGCAAGAAGCAGTACGACAGAAAAGACAAGCACAAAAATAAAGGGCCTCAAAAGGGCCCTTTTTACGTATAATAAGTTATCCTGCCTTACCTAAAGCGTTACTTTAAGTGCCTCGTTGACTTTGGAGCGCTGTCCGGTCTACTCTTCCGAATCTCTCGATCCAGGCCCCTTGATAAGCTCTCTGCTTTTTCAATACCTAAAGATACCCTTAAACAACTTCCTAGGCAACAATTATTTGATTTATTTTGTAAAAAAGTGTAATTGCTTATAGATTGTAAGTTGTCCCCTTAGGCAACAAGACAAAAGTGTAAGCAGATCTATCAAATAACGACAAATATGTAAGCAATTGTAAAAAAATACCTCCTAGGTGTTGTCTGCTACGTATCTTTATAGTATCTTTATGCCATCACTAATTAAAACAAACAATATCATGGTAAACAACATTAAAGGATTGCAGATTGTAGATCACGTATACAGAAAAGGTACCTTCCAGGCTATAGTTAAAGTACCTGCAGGGTTTATGGTAGCATATCAGTTAGGATCTGAGTTACCTTCTTTGAATCAATGGAAGAGAGGAGCTATTCAAACTATTCAGTTCCAGCCTGAGGGATTAAAAGGATGGCTTACAGTATTCGCTAAAAAAGGTAGTAAGGTAATTATCCTAGATAAAGCATTAGCTGAGCAATTAGAAGTAGGTACGGTTAACTCTTTGTTCTACAATACTAATTTAATGGATTCTATCCAGTACAGATCAGTAGGAGCTAAGACATGGGCTGATAAGGTATTTGTGGTGAATGAATAATAATTAACCTAAAAGTTGTTTCGTATGTACTTTTATAGTATCTTTAGGTATTAATAATTAAAAACAATATAAGTTATGGAAGTTAAAAGAAATTTTGTAAAGGTATTATTAGGTAGTAGAGGTGAAGTTGATGAAGTGGAGTTAGTTGATATTAGTTATGAGTTGATTAGTAAGGAGTATGAGGATAGGTATAGTGAGTTGAGTGGAGATGAGGATGAGTTAGAATATTTAGAAGAATTTAGTAGTTGTAATATTGATTTAGATAAAGGAGAAGTTGAATATGGTTTTAGTGAAGAGGATTGTACCTTTTATGTAGAGTGTGATAAGAATAAGGATAAGTGTGAGATTTTGTTGAGTAAGTGGAAGGAAGAGGAGTTGGATGATGAGTTTTATGATGTGATAGGAAGTTTAGGTTGTTAAAATAATTGAAAAAAAGTTAGGCGAGACTGTTGTCTCGTCTATTCTTTTATAGTATCTTTATGCCATCAATAATTAAAACATCAAGTATCATGACAAATTCAGTTACAGGTTACCCATTCGTAGACAATGTAGATCAATCAGCAAGACCTACTATCGACAATCCTAAACAATACCTTCACGAGGCCTACCTTAATGGATACTCTTCCCAGGCTGAGTTGCTTAGATCAGGAATACTAAGACAAATGGGGTATAGATTTGACTTTAAACCTCACATGAAGAATTACTTATACAAGCAGTACGGTACCTGGACTGAGGTATATGCTCCTAACAAAACAGCACTTCGTAAAGCCATCTACGGTACTATTGATAGAATAATTGAAATTTAATTGAACAAACTGTTGTCTCGTAAGTACTTTTATAGTATCTTTAGGTATCAATAATTAAAAACAGATATATTATGAAAATTACATTTGAAGTTGACGACAATTTTGTAGGTTATTATGAAGATGCAGGTTGGAGTAAAGATGAAATCAAAAAACATTGTAAGGATTTTGTTGAGAAAGTATTGTTGAATGAAGAGTATGAAAATCATGATTTAGTATTTATGACTAAGTTTGATGATTATATACAAGATTTAGTTGAGGAAGAATAAATTGTAAAAATAATTAGCAGATCTGTTGCAGGTCTGCTTTTTATTAAGTATCTTTAGGTATCAATAATTAAAACAAGACATTATGACAATCGAACAAATCCTTATTCAAGCAAGTTTATTAGATGCTAATCAATTCGCTAAGTTCTTAGATGACAACAAAGTTAGCTACTCTATCTTAGATGCTAACATTATGAACTACAATGAAGATTACTTCAACATCACATTAGATGACTTCGAAGGTGAGAATATCTTATTCTGTGATGGAGTGTTTGAAGATTAAAAATTAAGTTTGTTGTGTGGTGTAATTGGTATGAATGCCCCCTATGCGATTGAGGGGAGATGCAGGTTCGAATCCTGTCACAACATCAAAGGTTACGAGCAACGTGCCCCTTCAATTGCACAATGTTGACTGATGGAAAGACATTATTAATTCAATTAACGGCAGAATCACATACAGTGAGGCGTCCCGACGTGTCTAAGTTAGAGGTACACTAACACAAATCACATTGACAACAGTTATCGGAGTGGGACTGGAACCCCACAATTGAATTTTAATATAGTTAGGTTGTGCGGTGGTCGCGTAGCAATGGGATATTCCCCTTACTAAAGTAGTAAGTTCGATTCTTACCCTAACTACAAAAGGTAACCAAAGAATGGGGTTCGAATCTCCCAACTCGCCACTATGAGGAAGCATTTAGGTTGATGCACAGGTTATAACGGATCTGCAGGTCCAGGAGAGATCAGGAGGTATGTACCGGCATGCATGGAAGTTCGATTCTTCCCTCTCCACAAAATAAATTGAAAATAATTGTAATAACTGTTGCCTGGTAAGTTCTTTTAGAGTATCTTTAGGTATCAATAATTAAAACAAGACATTATGACAAGAGTTACAATTTTACAAGGACAAAGAGATCAAGTAGCAGTTCAATTAGAAAAGTTGAATGACAATCTAAGAGAGGTTACATCAAGAAAGAATGCAGCAATGGTTAAAGTACTTGCTCCTTTCTTCAAGACATTCCCAGAAGAAGTTCACATTGACGTTAAACTATCAGGAGTGTATTTCACAATGGATCATCCAGATTACACTTATAGAAAGGATCTATTCAATCTATATCTTAAAGAGAGTTGGAGTGATAAAGAGCCAGCATATACAGGAATGGATCTATCATACTACACTACAGGTACTGATAGTCACAATACTTGGGAGTTACGAAGATTACTTTATTTAGGTGAGTTAGCCGCTATTGTTCGAGTTTGTAGTCAAGATATGTTGAATAAGATGAATGAGGTTGCTAAGTCATTTGAGGCTGAGTACAGTGATATGTACAATCAGATCAGTGAAGCAAGAAAGTTAGAGAGAGATATCAATAATGACATCCTCAAGTTAAAGAGAGAGAAAGTTCAAGAAGAGTTAGTTAATGGAGGAGTGACTTTCGATAAAGATGTGTACGTAGAAGTTAAACGTAATTACACCGTTAGAATTAAGTCTATCAGGTTAGAAGATATATCCAAGTCAGGAAAGACAGCTAGAGCAGTTTATGTGTTTACTCATTATGGTGTGTCAGGATCTGAAGAAAATGTAAATGTAGTTAAGATAGTTGATCAAGTCTTAGCACATATGAACAATATTGTATCGACTTCGGAGTTGGTATAGTTTTTAATTATTTGATCGAAGAGAGAGCTGCCCTAGGGTGGCTCTTTTGGGTTTTAGATGCTATTTATATATGTAACGACAATAGATTGGAGTCTTAGTCTTTTACGGAGCTTATAGTTGGATACTAAGGTATAATGCCTTATATTTATTTAAGAATACTCTCGAAGGTGTGCACTCCAATCCACTTAAGAGATAATCATAAAGAGCTTCTCTTAATTGAGAGGCTCTTTCTTTTTTGCTTCTATTGTCATAGATTGATAACATCCTATGCGTAGAAGACTCCCAGTACCCACACTTGGTTGGATCAGGTACCTCAAGCCTGCTAAGAGATTGCACTAATAGATAAGTTGTTTAACGTAACATGGGGCCATTAGTATTCAACCTTACCAGCACACCCTCTCCTTTTTAAAACTTATCTGACATAGGCCCCTTGAAACTTTATTAAATTATTTTGCTTTATCTGTTGTCTCGTATGTACTTTCTGAGTATCTTTAGGTATCAATAATTAGAACAACAAACATCATGAAAAAATTCTTCAACAACATTAAGTTCTTTTTAATTTGGGTTATTAATAGTATCACTTCTTTAAGGTTAGATACTGAGTTTAGACCCTATGCAGTAGCAATCATCTGCTTTCTTTGGCTAGTAGGTATGCATTTATTTATGGAAGGATCTTTATAAAAAAGTTGCTTCGTAAGTAGAAAAAGAGTATCTTTAGGTACCAATAATTAAAACAATAAAAGTTATGTCTATAGAAATTACAACCTTTGAAAGTACTCCTGAATGGAATAGTATGACCATTAAGCAAAAATGGTCTACTTGGAATATTTCAAGTTATTCTGATGGAGATGTTGAAATTGAATGTGATACTGACAATGGAAGCGAACACTTATTTCTTAATCAACAAGAACTTAAAAAGTTTATTAAGTTTCTACAAAGTAAAGTAATTGAATAAAAAGTTGCTTCATAAGTAGAAAAAGAGTATCTTTAGGTATCAATAATTAAAACAACAAATCATGAGAAGTCAAAGAGATCAAGCAGTAGACAAGATGTCAGAATTATTAGATATGATATCTGCAGAGAGAATACTAGACTATTTAATTACTAATCATTTCTCAGGACAGGATGCATTAGATGCAATGTTAGATGTAGAGCAAGAGTTCTTTCCTAATGAAGAAGAAGAGGAGGATGAAGAGTAGATGGCAGAAAGAAACATATACAAGAGCTGGAAAGTAGCAAGCAGGAAGGTTCCTAAGAGCAAGTCTCCTATCATTGGAATGGTGTACAGAGGACTAGATAAGTTCTTCGGTAAAGAAGTATTAGGAGTTCTAGTTGAACTATATCCAGACTACGATGAAGCAGTCCTAAAGTCTGCAGACAATAAGTTAATCTCAGTAATAATCAAATCACTAAAAGTACAAGTAAATGAATAACACTATCAAGACTACTAAGAATACAATCAAACTAGGAGGTAAGACATATTGCTCAATGGTATACCTAAAGAACAACAAGAAGGACTTCAAGAAGGATGATTTTATAGTGGTAGCAAATACTTCATATTATTTACCAATTTAGTTGCCTCGCATTAGATTAATTACTATCTTTAGGTATCAATAATTAAAACAATAAGATATGTTTCCATACGGTATGATTGTAGCAGCTAACATGCTAAGCAAAAAAGGAGAACGACAAACTAATGTTCCTAGGATTGATACTCTAAATGAGTACACAGAATTGACATCTCAACAATTCTACGATCTTCTTACAGTAAGAGCAAAGAGTGCAGGTATATGTGAGATGGCTAATATGATTTCAAATTGGCAAGGGTTTGATAGTCTTAGTGCTAAGCAGAAGGTAGAGTTTGTTACAGAGACTATTGATCCAGAGTACTACTCTTTAGTTAGTAGAGTAAAAAGATTCTTTAAAAAATAGTTGTCTCGCATTAGATTAATTACTATCTTTAGGTATCAATAATTAAAACAATAAAGGTCATGAGAAAAATCACACAGCAAGCAGTAGACAACTTCTTAAGTTGTAAGCCATTCCAATTATCTAACACAGTAGTTCGTTTAGAGGGAGAAGAGACTCAACTAGTTCTATTCGATAATGTAATTGCAACGATCAATGTTAAGGGAGAGTTAAAAGTATCTCTAGGAGGACATCACTTCACAAAGACTACACAAGAGAGATTGAATGGTCTTCCAGGAGTGTGCGTAAGAAGAAAGGCAGGACGTACATTGTTAAATGATCAACCCTGGGACGGAAAGTTTATTGAAATTAAATAATAAAATAGTTGTCTCGTATTAAATTAATTACTATCTTTAGGTATCAATAATTAAAAACAATAAATGTTATGAAAAATTCTTTTGAGGTTACAAGTACAATTAAGTTTATCACTGTTGAAGTAAGTATTGAAGTTCAATCATTCAAATGTATTGCAGAGGTTCAATTAGTAATAGGTGAGAATTCTCAATTGTTAGACAAAGAGTTGTTAGATTACAGAAAGGGAGAGTTCATGGGATTGCCAGTTGAAAGTATGAGTACATTCAAGAAGCAGATGAAAGAGAACTTCGGAGTTGATATCTTTAAAATTATCTACGATCAAATGGAAACTATCTTGACAGACAAAGTTTGCAAGAAGATTATTGCAGAGAATTAAATAATAAAATAGTTGCCCCCAATCATTTTATTTACTATCTTTAGGTATCAATAATTAAAACAATAACAGTTATGAAAGAGTTAAGAGAGTTTATCGCAGGAAGGTTCAATGAGTTATCAAGAGGTATTGTTGCTACTCCTAACAAGAGAGAAGATCTAGAAGCCTTTGCTAAGTCCAATCAAGGGTCAATGGATATCCTTTTGATGCAGATGGCTATCAACTATGGTTACAAGATGGCAATGGAAGATGTACAAGAGATTGTTGAATCTAAATAGGTAAGGAGATGAGAGCATATACAAAGAGGCAGTACTATGTAAAGGAAAGGTTCTACCATGACCATTCATTAGGATGGGGAGTATATAGAGACGGTCTTTCCATCTCTAACTTCCAAGATCATATAGGAGCTTACGAACATGCTGAGGAGTTAAATAAACGTTTCGGAGACATAGAAGCAATTGAACTATTAAATGCTATTAGGAATGAAATAACTCTTTATGAGGATAAGGAGTTCAATGCAGAGACAGTCTTAGAGTCTATAAAAGCAATGTTAGATAGTAAGGAAAATAATTAACCAAAGAGTTGCTATTCCAGTAAAGAGTTCTTATCTTTAGGTATCAATAATTAAAACGATATACAAAATGACAAGAGAACAATTTGAAAACGGAGCATCATTTAGGTTAGTAGGAAGAACTTACAAAGGAGATTGGACCTATAGGTATGAAGGAGGGTCTATAGTAAGAGAGAGTAGATCTTCTATAGATGAGAGAGTATTAACCTATAGCCATCATAACAATGTAACTAAGGTAGGTAGAGTAGGGTTCAAAGGATTCGCCTACATCTTTAACAAGAAGATCAATATTAGTTATAGGTTTGAGGACCTAGTAGAATTTAAAGAGGAGGCTTAGGCCTTCTTTTTTTTTGGCCAAGTTGGTACGAGGTCAAGGTGATGTCACTGTGATGTCAATTTTATATAAGTTTGCTAGTTGATTTACATCATCGGTTTTCTACCTCGGTTTTCCGACTTATATAGAGTTGTATATTTCTGATAGAAATTGAGGTATGGGGATATATATTTATATACTAAATAGTTTAGAAATTGGATGTTGTTATAGTTACTAGCTTCACTAAAGTGTCCTCCCCTCTCTACGTAGAATGATTTCGTTAGATGAGCACCTAGACCTCTACCCTCACTATATCTCAAGTAAGGAGGTTTCCTCAATCTCTTCCAGGTATCCGTCATTTTCCTGTTTAGCTGCTTCTCTTCAAGCACGAGTCACCACCTATATCCCTAACCTACCTCTTATGTTGTATTACTATCGTTTTGTTTGTTATATTTAATATAAGACTTTTTGTTGGTAAATGCAACAAAGGTATAAAATTTTTTTTGGACAATTTTTTGTTATAGCAACTTTATATATTTATATAAAATAGATAGTATGAAAAGACTCGATAGTAAATCGCTTTTTGACATCTTCGATGCCGGAGATGAGGAGGTATACCAGCAACACGGAGTACAGGATATATTGGATAACTCATTCGTGCTTTTTGGCATGGTAATCAGGGGAGTGGACAACTTCTACCTAATAGATCAGATGTATGCCAACAAATATCAAAATGAGTACGTAGAGGTGCGAGATTCAATCAAGTTGAAGTATTTCACCGGATTAATGAGATACCTTGTTAGAATCGATGATATACCCCTAGATACGGTTTCAATGCTACAAGATGAGTTCGGTATAGATGCAATACACTATTCGTTGAATGAACTACTACAAGCATTCGAGCAAGACGAGCAATATGAACTATGTAGTGTCGTTGCAAAATATTTACATTTATTTTCGATAAAACAGTTGGTAGACTAGAATAAATTCACTATGTTTATTACATAGTAATAAAAACTAAAAAAACGGTTATGGAACATTACATTTTACTTTATGGAATAGCAGGCGTACTAGTTACGATCTATTTCGATCTAGCAATCAAATCTAATCCCCAGGAGATAGAACCTCTCAATACTAGGGAACTAATTGCCTCGGTGCTTTTTTGGCCCATAGTTATTTGTGTTTGGGTTTATGCGTTTATTTTCGCTCAAGACGAAGATCAAGATTAATCATGGTAGCGCTTTTACTGTACTATGTAGGGATAGGACTTATCCTTGCATTACCTCTTATCTATGTGGTGGAGGAAGTCGATGAAGTACCAAGTGTAAACACTCGTGAGGTTTTTCTCACGGTATTTATGTGGCCTTGGCTTTGGATCCTACTATTAACGTCATTTGTTCAATTCTTAATCAAACAAACATGTACCAAGATAAAATAACATTAGATCACGCTCTTCAATTGGAGAGTGAGGGATTAATTACCATTATAGATGGGTCCCCATCTAGTATTGACCCCCTAGGAGATCTAGGGGAGCAGTGGAAGCAAAACTTCGCCACCCTTAGAAGTAAAGCTCGTCATATATCTCGAGATAAGTTACTAACGTATTACAATGCCAAGTACTTGATAGAGTCTTTCCAGGGATGGCAAGATAGTTCCACGTGCTCGTGGAGATACTTGCACGGGATACCAAATGCCAATATTGCTGAACATACCAAAGATAACGTCGAGTATGTATATATCTTGGTCAATGACGGGTATCCTGGATTGGTAAAGATTGGTGCAACCATTACCGAGGTGTCATCTAGGGTTGATGGAATTAACTCGTCGGGTATCGTTAATGAGTGGAAAGCCAAGTTTGCTTTGCCTTTACAAAAAGGCAGTGCTTTTAAGGTAGAAACAGCCTTGCATAGGGCATTTGCCGATAAGAGAGTAAAATCGTCTGAGGGACGCTCTAGAGAGTTCTTTTCCGTGGATAGTCTTACTGCTTTAGATAAGTTAAGAGAGGTAGGAGCGTTGTTTCAAGTAGGAAACCCTATCGTATACTAGCAATATATAATAAAAATCTTGCGGGTCGAATCGGTTAAAATAATTCAATATACCTGTTGCCTGTTCGGTTTTTTGTTTGTATATTTAGGCAAATCAAAAAAAACGGTTATGAAAAAGTTATTTTTACTAGGATTATCTTTATTTTTATTTAACTGTACTGCTCCTGCTATTGAGGAAGGAGTTTGTTTAGCTGGAGATTGCAGTGCTGAGTTTTGGGTTGATACTGCAGGACATCCTGGAACGTACAAAGATGCTCAAGGGGTATGGCACATTAAGCATGCAGGATTAAACTACTTTACAGTTAAAGGAGGATTATCACAACTAAGCTCAAAGTACGTAGTTAACAATGTACCGTTAGTAGTAACTGCGTTTGATTCTAATATGTTCTATGTTCTTGGTAGTGTCACGTGGAATTACCCTGTATACTCGTATCAAGGGCTTTGGTCTAGTAATCAAATGAACACTCCTATAGCGGTAGGAACTAAATCGTACACTTTTCCTCAATTAGCTAACCAAACTTCAATAATGAACCTTGTAGGATACACCATCCAGCCTCATACAGATATGTATGCCAATCCTTCAGTGCTACAATCATACTTTGCTACCTACAGTAAATACACATACGAACCTCAGCAGTCAATGGTTTTTTTTAAGGATTTTGTAGGAAAATCTGCTACAATTTACATCGAAGTAGTGTATGGGGAGGATCAAATTACAGTAAAAAAGGAGTTAAAAGTGGTGTTTGAGTTGTAGCTGTTGTATCTTTAAAAAAAAATCGGTACCTTAGCCTTATAATTTATATTATTAATTAAAATATGATTGATAAATAAAAAATAAAATAGTAATAAAAAAATAAAACAAAATGAGAAACAAGGATTTATTCGAACAAAAATTAGAGAGATTCGAATCGGAAGTTAAGAAAATGGGATACCATATTCATAGAAATGAATTAGAGGTAGCATTTGATAAGGTAGCAGAGTTGTTAGAAAAGATAGGAGACTTAAGGACTCTACTTAATACAGAATCACAAGACTAATGAACCTTTCTGCAGAACAGATACAAAGTAATTGGGATAAACATCTTAGGATAGTTGATACCTTTATAACAGGAGAACGTAAAGAGAAGTTAAAAGCTCTTTATGTATCTTTTGCAGATGAAATGATTATGGCACCTGCTTCGGGTAGGCCTACTTTTCATAATGCATTTCCTGGAGGGTATGTTGACCATGTCAATAGGGTAGTTCATTGTGCTTTAAAAACTAAAGTACTTTGGCAAGAAATGGGAGCTACAATAGATTTTACAGATGAGGAGTTAGTATTTACTGCTCTTAATCACGATCTAGGTAAGATAGGTGCTGAGGGTAAACCTTACTATCTACCTCAAACAGACAAGTGGAGACAGGATAAGTTAGGAGAGTTGTACACACATAACAGTGACCTATCTTATATGTTGATTCAAGATCGATCTCTTTTCACTCTTCAGCAAAACGGAATCCAGGTTAATGAAAAAGAGTATTTAGCTATCAAATTACATGATGGACTATATGATGATGTAAATAAACCCTACTACCTATCATTTAATCCAGATTCTAAACTTAGAACTAATTTAGTCTATATTCTACATCAAGCAGATTTTTTAGCATCTAAAATAGAATATGATACATGGAAACAATCAGGAGGAGATAGTACTCCTAAAGTAGAGAAAACAGTCTCCACAACAGGTAAGAGAGTTAATTCCTCAGAAGGATTAGCATCGTTAATTAAACAAATATAAAAATGGAAATAGTAGTAGGAATATTATTAGTATTAGCATTAGTACTTATCTACATAGTATTTAACTTATATAGAAAAGTAACTAAGCAAGAAGACATCCTAGAATACCAGGTGGAATATCTAAGAAAAGTTTCGTATCTTATACAAGAGTCGAAACTATATGTAGAACAATTAGATCAAAGCGGGGCATTTCAAGCAGATGATGAATTGGGAGTCTTTTTTAATTTTATGAAAGAAATCCAAGATACGATAAATACCTACCGCCTTCCACAGGATTATGGCAAAACCACAGAATAAAGATAATTACTATTTTACGCAAGAGACAGAGGATGCAATTGTTCTATACAACGCTTCCTCTGACCCTGTGTTTAGAGATAGGATATTTAAGAAAGATATTTATTATCCACTATACAAGTTAGCGGAGAATATAATACATACGTTTAAGTTTTATTACCTAGATGTAGATAGTATTGAAGATTTAAAACTAGATGTTGTTAGTATGTTAGTTGAGGAAAAGCTGCATAGGTTCGATGCAACAAATGGAGCTAAAGCCTTTTCATACTTCCAAACGATAGTTAAGAGGTGGCTTATTAATTACAATAATAAGAACTACAAAAAACTTAAACAAGTAGGTACCTTCGAAGAAATTGAAGAATCATTTGAAGTAGAAGGTAGTATAGATGATAGGAGACAGGTTAAGTTATCTACAGTTGTAGATGTATTTGTTGATCATTGTTATGATAATATAGAAGAGTTATTTCCTAAGAAGCAAGAGCAGAAGGTAGTTGATGCAGTCCTAACACTGTTTAAAACTCGTAGAGATCTTGAAATATTTAGAAAAAAAGCTCTATATATCTACATTAGAGAAATGACAGATTGTGAGACTCCTACCCTTACTAAAGTAGTTTCAAGACTTAAGCAACTATTTCAATCGACTACTGCAGTCTACTTGGATGCAGGGTATTCTATAGTATAATTTTACTCACGATATTTATAAAATAAATAGAGCATGGCATTAGATACCACGATTTTTGGAAAGAAGACAGTTTCAGATGTACTGAAAGAGATCTATGACAATTCTCGTACTAAGGAGAAACAGATTAACGCACTTATAGGAGAGTTAAAACCTCTAGTAGAAAATATAGGAGATGCTACACTAGTAGTTCCTATGATAAAGGAATACTTAGAAGTAGGTGTGAAAAATGATGAGCACTTAATTAAGATGCTAGCCATTGTACAGAGAATGGATGGAGGATCTAAAGACACCTCAGACTTCTTTGATCCAGAAGAGTTAGCCAAATTAATGGAGCAAAGTGAACAAGTAGGTAAAGAACAAGATAAGCAAGACGAGTAATGGCATATAGTTATAACCTCGGAAATAGAGTATACTCTTCTGGACAAACCTCACTAACTAAGTCAGGTAACAAAGGAGAGGTATCTCAGTACGGTAGAGTAGTCGAAGTTGTACTAGATAATACTAAAGAGGTATTGGACA